TGATGAAAATATACTGTTTTCTACTACACCTTCGTATAAAAAAATAATAAATTTCTTTAGAAAAGAACCAGTCGCCGCTTTATCTCTTAGAATCGGAGACAATACTGTCATACAAAACCCCTACAGTGTAGATAGGTATTTTATAGATAAGCCAGAAGAATTTTCTTTAATAGACGAGATCTTTGTAGCTTGGAACGCTTCTTCTATAGAGCCTTTTACTAATTTCTCAATGCCCTTTTCTCACAACGGGCATATTTACACAACAAAGCTGATTGAACACATCTTAAAACAGACTGAGATAGACTCAATAGATAACTTTGAAACCCTGCTTCAAAAAGATTTATACTCAGGACAATTTGAAGGACTCATTCCTCCTTATATGTCCTGCTTGCAAAGCAGCGCTTTGGTTACTAATTCAGCAATAAGGATTTCGGACGATGAAGAGTTTGAACAAAAGTTCGACACCTCAGAATTTAGTATCAACGAAAGATATTTAAGCGGCTATGAAATAGACTACAATTTTTTTGATTTCGGTAATATTTCTAAACCATTCCAAGAACACATAACGAGATTTCGTCGTGAAAATCATATGCAGTACGGTTGTTAGAGCAGCTAAACAGGGAGGCATGCATGGAGGATTGTATGTCATAGACGTAGACTCAGGAAAGGTCATACATCATGCATCTTATGAAAAAGATTTTATTAATGATAATGAGCGTGGAGGAGAAAGAGGTCTGCGTGGCATTGCTGTACTTGATGACCGTATTATCGTTTCTGACTCTTGTGGTTTTACCGAACTAGACAAAGACACTTACAAAATAAAAAGAACTCATCAAGATAGAGAGCATTTTAAAAGCATACATGAAATAACATTCCATGACGGTTTTTTATGGGTCACTTCGACAGCGCATGATGCGATTGCTAAAATTGATTTAGACTTTAATGTCCTAGATTTTTGGGAGTTTAAAGGACGAGATCTAGAACACTCAAAAGTACTGACGGCAAAAGAAGCCATAACCCCAAAAGAAAAAACTGAAAACGATAACTATCATATCAATTCCATTTTTACCAATAATGGAAAAGTTTTAATCTCTGGTTTGTCAACGCCTCTTTATGAGATTGGTTCAATGAAAGAGGTGTGCAAGATACCCACACTAAAAACCGATGGATACACTGTCCATAGTTTTGTACACAATTTTTACAAATACGACGACTTAACAATAGCAAACTTAACTAGCCTTCAGGCTTTAGGCATTTCAAAAAACGGGTCTGATTTTTCCGTCTGCAAAATACCAAAAGCTAAGAAAGTTACTTATCATGTAGATTCAATTGCGTCAAACAATTGGAATAGAGGTTTAGCTAGAAAAGACAATCTATTATTCATAGGGTCTTCTCCCGCTAGAATATTAATTTACAACTTAGACACGAGACAGTTTGAAAAACAAATACAAATAGAAAAAGACATAAGACACGCTATTCATGGACTGGAGATATTAGATGATTTTTAATGAAGACCTCGCTCTAAAAAACGGAGCAAAAAAAGTTAAAAATGGTGATTCTTTTTGGGCTTGGCTATTGCCACAAGAAGATGGTTTTCGTAAGATGGTTGCTTATGCCCGTCATGATGACATTTTCTGGATTCATACTGCCTATCAAAGCGAGCAGAACAACAAGAAGAAAAAGTAAAATTGATTAGCCCGACTCACCCAAAGTAGGTCTTACTCGAACGAACTTAGGAAATCTTCAAAAATAAAAACGACGCTGTTTTCATTCCGTGTATAATATCTTGTTGGGTTACAAAGAGCTTAATAAATAAAGCTAGAGCGACACCAACTCAGCACGCCATCGTTGCACCAAGTGAGTAGTTTAAACTTTTTAATATCATTAACCAATTTCTTGGTAAAGCAAGTGTCGCTCTTTTTTTTTCGGCCCCTTAGTGGGCTTTTTAATATAAAAATTCCTCGGATTACAAATGACTTCAGATATCAAAGTTAAGAAACGTAATGGAAGACTGGAACAAATTAACCTTGATAAGATTAACAGATGCGTTGAGAGAGCATGCGAAGGCTTAATAGACGTTAATGTTAGTGAGGTTGTTCTCGATGCAAGCTTGCAGTTATATAACAAAATAACTACATCCGAGATAGACACTGCTTTGATAATGTCGGCTCGTTCAAAAATAGAAAAAGAGCCAAACTACAGCTATGTAGCAACCAATCTCTTATTGTCTAGTCTTTACAAAGAAGCATTTGGCAAAAGTGTAACCGGAGATTTCTTAGATGAATATAAATCTTCCTTTATAAAAAACATCAAAATCCTCGTTAAGGAAGACCGTCTTAATAAAGCTATTTTAGATTACGACATGGAGCTTCTAAGCGAAAATCTAGTAATAGAAAGAGATAAGAATTTTAAGTATCTTGGAATCCAAACTCTATACGACCGATACTTTATACACAAAGAAGGCCGTCGAATGGAAACGCCGCAAGCTTTTTATATGCGCGTAGCGATGGGGCTTTGCTTAAATGAAGAAGATAAAGAAGAGAAGGCTGTTGAAATGTACAATATGATGTCTGAGTTTAGATACTCACCATCAACCCCAACTCTTTTTAATAGTGGTACTTGTCACTCTCAGCTATCTTCTTGCTATCTCAGCACTGTAGACGATTCTATTGATGGAATATTTGGAACCATTCATGGTCAAGCTAGACTATCTAAATATGCCGGAGGTCTTGGTGTAGACTGGAGTAGTGTTCGTTCCACAGGATCTTATATCAAAGGAACTAATGGAGAGTCTTCTGGGTTAATTCCATGGCTTAAAATATTCAATGATACCCTAGTTGGGGTAAATCAGGGCGGAAAGAGAAAAGGGGCTGGTTGTGCTTACTTAGAGGTATGGCATCTTGATATTGAAGACTTCCTTGATCTAAGAAAAAACACGGGCGACGATAGACGTAGATGCCACGACATGAATACTGCCCTGTGGGTATGTGATGAGTTCATGGAAGCTTCCGCAAAGAGTAAAGACTGGTATTTATTTGACCCCTCTGAATGTCCAGACCTACATGAGACCTATGGAAAAGAATTTTCCGTAGCTTATAAAAGGTGCAAGAAGATGGCAAACAATGGAGATATTAAAAATTTCCGTATTATAAATGCCAAAGATCTCTGGAAGAAGATGCTCAAGTCTTTGTATGAAACAGGGCATCCGTGGGTTACTTTTAAAGACCCTTCTAATATTAGATATAGTAATAAGCATGAAGGGGTCGTTCATTCTTCTAATCTATGCACAGAGATACTTTTGCATACAAAGCCAACCATTTATAAAGATGGAGAAGTTGAAGAGACAGGAGAGACTGCTGTATGCAACCTCGCAAGCATCAACCTTGAAAACCACGTTAAGATTCGAACTATTGACTGGAAAAAATTACAACGAACTGTAGAAGTTTCCGTTAGAGGGCTAGACAATGTTATTGATCTAAATTTCTACCCTACGAGAGAAGCTCACCAGTCTAACGTTCGCCATCGTCCAGTCGGTCTTGGCGTCATGGGAACTCATGGACTGCTTCATAAACTGAACGTTGATTACGATTCTAAAGAAGCTGTTGTTTTATGCGGCAAGATTCAAGAATTCATTTCTTATCATGCGATTCTTACCTCTTCTAAATTAGCTAAAGAAAAAGGGGCTTATTGGTCATACGAAGGTTCAGAATGGAGTCATGGTAATTTACCGATTGATACATACTGTAGATTAATGAACGATAGGCTTCCTGAGCATCCAAAAGGCGGGAATGATAATCAGTACCAGATAAAAGATTTTGAGACTTTAGAATGGGACAAAGTTCGAGAACATATACAACAGTATGGGATGCGCAACTCAAACGTAATGGCTATCGCCCCCACGGCGACTATTTCTTATATACAAGGATGTTCTCAATCAATAGAGCCTGATTATTCTGTACTGTTTGTTTATTCCACACTTAGTGGTGAATTCACAATGATCAATGAACATTTTGTAGAAATGGCAAAAAAGAAAGGGATATGGTGTCAAGAGCTAATCGACGCCTTGAAAACTGCCGATGGTGATGTCATGTCTATCGACCTTCCCGAAGACATGCAAAGACAATTCAAAACAGCTTTTGATGTTAGCGCAGAGACATTGATTGAAGCGGCAGCAGAAAGACAAAAATGGATTGACATGGGAGAATCGTTTAATCTATACAATAAAGGGACAAGTCTTAAATATCTCAATGACATTTACACATATGCTTGGGAGCAAGGCTTAAAGACTACGTATTATTTACGAAGCAAAGCTGCAACAAGGCTTGAAAAGTCAACCGTAGATGCCCCTAAAGAAGATTCAAGCGATATAACTGAACAATATCTTGGAAAAGCCTGCTTAATCACAGACCCAGATTGTGAAAGCTGTCAATGATATTTCAAGAATATAGACAGTCAGCGACCTCTCCGTTAAAATATATAGTTGAACTATCGCCTGAAGAATTGGAAAGAGTAAAAGACCTGTTGTTTCAAATGATTAAAAGAATAGAAAAAGATGAAAAAAACTAAAGAAATTATTTCGGATAAAGTGGCCGCAGTTAATCAGATCCTTCCTCATACTAACAAATGGGCGTGGGACTTATTCATAGATGGAGCAGCTAATAACTGGATGCCCACAGAGATATCTATGGCTAAAGATATAGAACAGTGGCGTTCAGACTTATTAACTAATGATGAAAAACTAGTAGTTAAAAGATCTTTAGGCTTCTTTGCTGGTTCAGAATCTCTAGTAGCCAACAATCTATTACTAAGCGTCTTTAAGTTTGTTACTGACCCAGAGTGCCGTCAGTATATTTTACGACAAGCATACGAAGAAAGTTTACACAATCTTACGGTAGTATATTGCTGTGACTCTCTTGGGTTAGAGATTGAAGAGGTCTATGAGGCCTACAATTCTATACCAAGCATTAAAGCAAAAGACACCTTCTTAATGAACATCTGCACAGATATTAATCGTGTGGATTTTAATATCAATACATTAGAAGGAAAAAGAGAGTTCTTACGTAACTTAATCACGTACTATGTTATATGCGAGGGAATATTCTTCTTTTCCGGTTTTGCTATGCTTCTTTCTTTTAATAGACAGAATAAATTGCCCGGAGTTGGAGAACAAATTCAATACACGCTAAGAGACGAAAGCCTACATATCAAATTTGGTATTAAACTAATAAACAGAATAAGAGAAGACAATCCAAAAATATGGACTAAAGCGTTTGAAAAAGAAACGCTCGATCATATCGACAAAGCTATGGAGCTTGAACTCGACTATGCCAGAGATGTTTTACCAAATGGTATACTCGGACTTAACTCCGACATGTTTATTGATTATGTTCAATATATAGCTAATCGTAGACTTGAGAGTCTTAGTCTTCCTAGTCAATACGAAGATGTAAAAAATCCGTTCCCGTGGATGAGTGAAATTATCGACCTAGAAAAATGTAAAAACTTTTTTGAGACTCGTGTAACAGAATACGCAGTCGGAAACATAGAGGATGATTTTTGATGACCCAATTCTTCGAGGTTAAGAAATTAACAGAAACAGCGCACCTGCCAGAAAAGGCACACTCCGAAGACGCCGGATGGGATTTATACGCTGACGAAGATATTGTATTAGATAAATTTGAAACAAAACTAGTATCAACAGGAATAGCACTAGCCCTTCCTAGCGGCTACGCTGGTTTAATCTGGGATAGATCGTCAATGGGTGTTAAAGGCGTTCATAGACACGCTGGAGTGATTGACTCTGGTTATCGTGGTGAAGTTAAAGTTGCCCTTAAAAATACGCACGACGAAGTATACAGTGTCTCCAAGGGAGATAGAATAGCCCAATTATTAATACAAGAAACTCCCGAATTTATACTACAACAAGTAGATGAACTAAGCGATGCAGTTAGGGGGGCTGATGGATTTGGCTCAACAGGTAAATAATTAATGAAAAGAAGAAAATCTTTAAAAGCTAAAACTAAAAATCAAGGACTGTACATGAGTGCAATAGAGTGCAATGATGTCACTCTCTGCACAGGACCTGCCGGTACAGGGAAAACAGCAGTTTCAGTAGGTCTTGCCTGTGACTACCTGCTTGATGGAAGAGTTGAGAAGATTGTAGTTACTAGACCTGTTATTGAAGCAGGAAGAGGTTTAGGTTTTCTGCCCGGAACCTTTGAAGAAAAGATACATCCATATCTTATTCCAGTTTTAGAAGAGATGGGAAATAGACTGAACCCCAACAGGGTTCAGGCGTATAGAGATGAGGGGAAAATTATAGTATGTCCTTTAGAATACATGAGAGGGCGAAATTTTCATAATTCCTTTATGATATTAGATGAAGCTCAAAATGCTACATTTGAACAGCTTAAAATGTTCATAACTAGAATAGGATGGAACTCTAAAGCCGTTATAAATGGAGACATGGATCAAACAGACCTAATGGACATGGAGCAAGGAGGGCTTGACACATTCTTGTATCGACTAGACGAAATCGAAGGAGTTGGTATTGCGGAACTGACAGAAGATGATATAATTAGGAATAAGATTATTTCAAAAATTTTAAACGCTCTTCACGACCAACCTGTAAAATATTACGAATAATGCCAGATTACGATTACGAATGCCAAGACTGTAGCCATGAATTTGAACAATTTCATGGATTTAGTGATACTCCATCTCCTTGCGAAAAGTGCAACAGCAAGAACGTAGAGATTGTAGTTAATAAAGCTCCTGTTGGGTTTGTTAAAGGGGAGCCTAAAACTTTAGGTCAGTTAGCCGAAGCCAATACAAAAAACATGGGTCGCTACGAGCTTGATCACCACAAGGAAAAGCAAGAAAAAGGAAATCTTAAAAAGCAAAAACCAAAAGATTGGTGGGAAAAATCTGGCAATGCTGACAAGTCTGAAATAAATAAAATGTCTGCTAAACAAAAGGCTAGGTATATTAAAGATGGAAGAAGTTAATATAAAATGTGTCGATTGCGAAAAAATAATATTGCAGATGGTTAAGACAAAAGACTCTGAAAACATATTATATCTGATTGTCTCTTGCCCTTTTTGCGAAGGCGAAAGCTGGAGTACAAGATTAGAAGGCAAGCATTACCAAAAGACCGTTAAAGGAACTAAAATAGACGACCTTGTCGTTGTGGATAACGAAAATATTTTAATAAAGGTTATTAAAGATGCCAGATGATATAGAAGAATTCTTAACACCTGATGACACGACTTATATCTTTTACAGTAAAGATGGGAATGTCACAGAAGATGAAGTAGGAACATCTTGCGCTTATGTAGCCACCACAAAAGGTAAAGAAGGTCTTTATATCAAATCAATGAGAGGCAATTTGTTTGATCCTTTTGGTATGGATGAAAGCAAAATCAACTCCATTAGTATAAAATTTTCTAAAGTCAGTAGTGAAACTTTTGATCATTACTTAAAGTACTTGAAAACAAAACAAAACAACAGTCTTACATGGGCCGGAAGGAGCTTTTTAAATGACTAGAAACACCGGAAAACTTACTAAGGTAGAAAAATTCTACATTGAGAACAACACCGATAAAAACGTAGAAGAGATCGCAAAAGACTTGAACAGAACAAAAGCCTCCGTGAGCAAGTACTCTAAAACGCTTCCTCCAAATACTGATGTTTCGGAAGCAAAGTCTAAAGATCCAAACATTACAGACCTAATGGGTCAAAAAAAAGGTAGAGGTGTTACCGTTATGACTTCTGCGGCTTCTGAGTTAAGCGACGAAACTAGAAGCTCCAGAATATCTCAAAATGATAGACATCAAAATTCTATACATACTATTAAAAAATAATGAGTATATTTCTATCTAAAGAATTTGACAGTTACATAAACCAATACGCAGATTCTAATCCAATATGGATAGCCAAACTGTCCAACGGTGAAACGGTCTATCAAGACGACGGAAGACCTAACGTGCAGCCCGAAAGTGCTTGGCTAAGAATGAAGCAGTATTGTGAAGAGAATGACTTATACATAGAAAGTATCCAAGTCAGAAACCGATCCCATGTAGAAGATGTTGGATCTGGGCATGATGGATACTTTTTTTGTAAAGGTGCTGGAGCCTTATTGTTTCAAGACTTAACAGTTCATACGTTTAATATAGGTCATCTTGAAGATGAAAAACTTCACGTAAGAACTTGGAGACTTCCTGAGTTAATTCCAGAAAGGTTTGAAGAAAGAGATCCTTACGAGGCTTCTCATGAATGTTTGATTACTAAAAAAGGCGCATTGAATGACGAAAAATTACAAGCACAAAACAACGGGACAAGAATGTAATGCTGCTCAGTATATTGCTGAAATGGTTTGTCTAAGAGAAGCCGAAAAAAAAAGAGTTGGTAGACCAGCTTACGCTCTTTGGAATACTGAGTCATGGAAAAAGAAGTTTAAAAGCCAAGTAACGCAAGCTTACAAGTTACTTAAAAAGTATAGCGATAAAGCTATCATCAACGCCTTAAATTCTTATAAAGGCAAAAGCATATACTCTCTACGAGTGAAGTTTCTTGATCCAGTAATTCAGAACGAACAAAGAAAACTCGATAAGGTAGACAGTAGAGAAATAAAAGAAGTAGAATACAAAGACAACACTTTGGAAAAACCAAGAAAGCCTTTTGGCAAAAAGGGTAAACTATCTAGACTTAAGGATTTAGAAAATGAGTGATGCAACACTAAAAACCATTACTAAAAAATATGGAAATATACTAGTTAATGGAGCTGAAGTATTTGAAGAATTACAAAACATGAAGGTTATACCTGTGAGTCCATCCCTTGACTATGCTCTTGGTGGAGGATTTCGAGAAGGTACTTGGGTTCAGATGATCGGAGACCCAAAGTCTGGGAAAACAACCACAGCTTTACAATTCGCAGCAAACTGTCAAAAAAAAGAATACGGCGAAAGACCTATATTTTATATTAATGTAGAAGGTAGACTAAGTGTCAAAAACTTTGAAGGTGTTGAAGGTTTAAAAGCAGACAAAATAACTGTTGTTCAAGCTGACAATGAGACACTAAGCGCCGAACAATATCTTGGGGCTGTGGAAAAGTTAGTAAAAGCACATCCTAATTGTGTAGTTATTATTGACTCAATATCTAGTTTAATAGCACAGCGAGACTTAGACGAAGAAGTGCGTGGGGATTATAGGCCCGGAGTTCCAAGGATTCTATCTAACTTCTGCAAGAAAATGAGTAGTGTAGTTCCTAAACAAAGAGCTATCATTATTATGATTACTCACTTCATTGCAAATACTGGAGGCATGGGCAAGAAGAAAGTTGCCGACGGAGGCGTAAAGGTTCGTTATCAAGCAGATACAATATTAGAAATTTCTTGGACTCAAGCATGGAAAGAAAAGAATGATGGCCGTCAGATTGGTCAAGCTATGCATTGGAAAGTAGTCACTTCTGCTCTTGGTGGTTTTGTTGGAGCTGAAGCTATTGGATGGCTTAGGTATGGAATAGGTATTGATTACAAACAAGAGTTGTTTGATCAGGCAAATGATTTTGATTTGATTTCAGCCGCTGGCGCTTGGTACACTTGTCATTTTTTAGTTGATAATACTAAACCAATCAAAAAGCTTTTAGAGTCTGAAGAGATCGACCAAGAAGACGAAGAAAAAATTATCAAGTTTGTTAAGTTCCAAGGACAACAAAGACTTAAAGATTTTCTTGATAAGAATGAACTTTGGCCAGTTTTGCAAAATTCATTAAAGGAAATGTTGTCTTGAAGGCCATTGGTTTTGATGGCCGAGAACGTCCGTGGAAGCTCTCAAAATGTATAGTTTCCGGAGATCAAAAAAGACCTCGAAGTAATTTGCATATTTTAGCAAGAAAGTTACTCCGTGAGCAGTTTACTTATGATACAATCCTTGAAGAAGTTCCACTGCCGGGATCTCATAAGCCGTCAAGAAAGTCTACTTTATATGTTGATTTTTTTATACCATCTCATTCGTTAGCAATAGAAGTTCAAGGGCGGCAACATTTTGAATTTGTTGCTCATTTTCATGGAGACAGGCAGGGCTTTCGAAAATCAAAAGCTAGAGATCGAGATAAAGCTAATTGGTTTAAAAAAAACGATATACAACTTATTGCATTAAGTTATTTAGGAAAAGAAGATGACTGGAGACAATCTATTATCAATAGATAAACTAGACGAGTTTATAGATATTTTGGACAGTTACACATCCAACATTTCTTCTGTAGAGCCAAACCCAGAGGTTGAAAAACTTATCAACCTGTCTAGTTTTGAATTGAAGTCCTTTACCTCAGAAGAATGCTGCGAGAAAGCATATGTCTTATATGGATATTGCAACTATCTACAAAAAGAATATAACAGACAGTCTGCTAAATCTAAATGGTGTGAAGAATGCATAAACCATGCAGTGTCTTCAAAGTCTCATAACTTCGATAAGTATACAAAATGGGAAGTTAAAGTTAATTTAGTCATTAGAGAAGATGACTTTATTCAAAAAGTCTGGAGAGTCAAGAGAGTTGTAGACGGTATAGTCACCTCTTGCTCAGAAACAATTAGGGACATTAGAAAGCAAGCCGACACCCTAATAGAATTAAGCAGAAGAAAATATAACAGAGGATAATTTATGTCGCCTTTAGAACTAATCAAAAACGGGATACTAGAAAATGATCTTGAAAAAGTTATTCAGGGGTATACTCTTCTTACGGGGGAAGAAGTCAGGCCAAACAAAACAAACGACACAACCCCAAGAGAAGCTGAAGAAGTGCAATCACAAGTGCCGGTGCGGTCGTCGGACTTAGACTTTACAGTAAAAAGAGACAATGCTACTGTCGGAAAAGGCGGAAGAAAAGAAGCAATACAGGTTGGAGAGAATCAATTTGTAGACGATGGTTTAGAATCAAAAGGGGAAGAGTTTAAAACGCCAGAAATCAGCTTAACCCCCCGAAGAAAACCAATACAGATGGTTGAAGTAATTTGCAATTCCTGCGGAAGCAAAGAAGAGGTAAACCCAGCTTATAAAACAGGTAGTTACCATCGTTGCAGTAGATGCGTAGGTTGATAAACAAGGAATAATTTGTACATGTCGGAATTGACTAATACGGTTGCAGAGAAAGCAGTCCTAGCCGGATTAATCCAGTATGGAAAGAATGCTTTTGTTGATGTTGATGGATCTATACATGAGGATTCATTTACATTAGAAGAAAATCAAATCACATGGAGTTGTCTTAAGAAGCTATTTGAAGACTCAGATGTGGTTGATTTACCCACTCTTTATGGAGCAGCCAAGGCAATCAATCTAGACTCCGTATTCATGGAGCGAGTGCCTAAAGATTACTACAAACGGCTGTCTGCCATAAACATAAAACGAGAGAACATAAAACACCAAGCCTTAAGCCTTGTCAAAATGGACATTGCAAGACAGGTAGACAGAACCGCCTCTCAGATAAAATCTAATATCAGAGAAATTACTGGCGACGAAACAATAAGTGAAATAATAAGTATTGGAGAGGCTCCGTTTTTTGACTTTTCCAACAATCTAGAAGGACGAGTTGAAAACGATCCTGAAGACATCGGGGAAAATATTGATGAATACGTTCAACTATTAATAGACAATCCTAAAGAAATGATGGGTATAAGTACGGGATTTCCCAGATTCGATAAATCCATTGGAGGTGGATTAAGAAGAGGTAATATTGATTTAATCGGCGCCAGAGCTAAGGCTGGAAAAAGCTTATTTGCTGATAGTGTTGCTTTGCATGTCGCTGGAAAGCTTGGGATACCAGTTCTAATGCTTGATACAGAAATGTCTAGAGAAGATCATATCCATCGCCTGTTAGCTAACGTCTGCGACATTCCTATCAATGATATTTCTACTGGTCAATTTGGAAAATCTAACGGCTCACAAGAAAGAATTAAGCAGGGTGTTGAAACCCTGAAA